CGTATAGGAAAACTTCGTGACCAAGGTCGGTCATCATGATGCAGAATCGACGAACCTTTTCAGTGAAAGCGCATCCGGCAAATTCTGGCGTAACTTGAGTGTGTGGAAGTGCTAGAACGTGAAAGCGCATTGATCCCCCTGGTTGGTAATTATAGAACGACTGTTGCCGCTTCTTCTTCGGTTAAAGGTTGTCCAGCAACCAATTTAGCCTTAGCACTAGCTTTAAGCTCTGCAACTTTAGCGGCTTCGGCTTCACGCGCTTGGCGATCGGCTTCGTACTGAGCGGCAAGGGCTTGCTGTGTTGCAATTTCTTCTGCGGTTAAATCGCGATAAGTAACTTCGTTTGTTGTGCAGTTAATATCAACTGCTTGTGATGTGTCTGCCATTTGTATATCTCCTTATGAGTTTTTAATGCCGTAAAGGTAAAAATTAGAACCTGCTACAAAGTTTTTAGTTCCATCAATAGTAAAAACTATTTGATTAATTGCGCTTGTGCCAGACCATAAACCTGCGTTCATACCTAATACCCAAGAAGTAAAATTATTATTTTCTGAAATCCAATCCATCGAATAAGATTTTGCAGTTGTAGAAGTATAATTAGGAATGTAAATTTCTATGTTACTAAAAATTGCAGTTCCCGCCGTAGCCCCCGGAACCCCAGTAGAACCAACTGCCGAAGGGGTTGAATTATTTAAGTAATCTTGAGTGGTCGATCCATTATCATAGCCAATAAATCGGCGATAAGAATAATTACTTCCAGAACTATCTGTATTAAAATACCAATAAATTTGAGTTCTATCTTGAGAAGCATTAGAACGACCCGAAATTAAAATTCTTAAATCGGAATAAGTAGAAGGAATTGAAGAAAAAGTAACCGTAGGAGATCCCGAAACTAAAGTTTGAGCGGATATTAAAGTCATTGTTGGATTAGTCATAATTAAGCCGCCAAAATTCCGTATAAATTAAAAGTAGAACCAATATCGTAAGCGGTGGCATTTGCGCCTAAAGACATTTGAGTAATTGGTGATGTAGAATTGTAACTAGCCGCATTTATTACAACCGAACTATCTATAATAGAGCCGCGAAGAATAATTGGTTTGTAAGTTGTACTATTTGCATAATTTTGAATATGAACTATTGCTTGACTAAAAGTAGTTGAATAATCCCCTACATAAAGATTGCTCGTATCTATGCTAGTTCCCGTTGCACTTCCGTAAGAGTAAATTCTTACACCCGATCCACTTGATCCACTATTAAATGTTAAAATAGGGTTTGCCGCCCCACCGGAAGTTTTTTTAGTATTAATAACTAAAACTAAATCGGTATAAGTTCCGGGAATTGAATTAAAATTAATTGTCGAAGCAGAAGAAAGTAAAGTTTGGGTAGAAATAGGTACATAAGTAGGTGCAGATGTAGAGGTTATATTTACGCCCATTTATTTAACTCCATAAAGTGCAAATTGAGTATAAGGTTGAAAACCGTAACCATTAAAAAAAGTAATAGTATCAATGGCCGAAGTTTGAGTCCAAACTCCATCTCCAGATAATGATTGACCACTACTTATTGCGCTATATCCACCAATATATTTCATAGTTTTGGCTTTTGTTGTATTAGTGTAATCTAAAATAGTCATTACGGTTGATCCAAAAGTTGAATTTGGCGTGGCATTAAATTGAAATCTAGCAAAACCCATAGAACTATCCGAGCCATTGCCGCCCGCCCCTACGGTTGTTCCATCTCCATAAACATTGTGCCAAGCATAATGTCCTGAGGTACTATCGATCGATCCATTACCAACTCTCATACTACTCCACCCGGCAGCACTACCTGATGAAAATTGGTTTTGACCAATCATACGAATTTCAAGATTGGTATAAGTTTGAGGAATAGAGTTAAAAGTAATAGTTGTTTGACCACCGCTAGTTACGGTCGCGGTAGTAATCGAAAGGTAATTATTAACTAATAAATTCCCAGTAATCCCCGAATCAAGGATCCCTGGCAAAAGCGTATTGATTGGGGTCATTTTTAAGCTATATCGCCAACGATGGTGAAGGTATTGCTCGCGGTGCAGATCACAGTTGCAGCTGAGTTGGTGGCTCTAAGGACTGGAGCTGCTGAAGTTGCACCGGTTGAGGTAATGGTTACGCCAGAGCCAGCAGAGAAGGTTACTGATCCAGCAGCGATGCGTTGGACGTTAACGATCTGACCAGTAGTAAAGACTGAAGGTGGCACTGTAATTGTGATTGCTCCAGAGTTGGAAGCAGTGACTAGGTTTCCAACATCGCTCGAAGCCAAGGTATATGAGGTTCCGGTCTGAGCGTTGATGGTTAGTGTAGGAGCTGCGCCATAAGCATAAGCAAGAGAAGTCCACGCTGTTGATCCATCACCGATCTTGAATTTTTTGGTGTCGGTTTCAAATCCAATTTCACCAGTTGCAAGGGTTGGATTATTTGAAGTCCAGTTGGCAGCTGTATCGCGGCGTTGCTGTAAACGTGATGTCATTTGTTTTCTCTCTCTCGATTAGAAGCTGACCGTTGAAGCGCCAGCGTCGATTGTATAAGTCCAAGATGACGCGGTGCTTCCACCTGAACCCGCGTCGTAAATTATGTCTGGGTTGAAAGCCGATGATCCACCATCAACATATTGAATAATGAAAGCAGCTGCGCTCGCTCCACTTGGACCAGTGGCTCCGGTTGCACCTGTGGCACCAGCAGGACCGGATGGACCTGTGGCTCCAGTTGAACCAACACCAGTGGCTCCGGTTGGACCAGTAGCACCAGCGGGACCTGTGGCTCCGACTGGACCTGTGGCTCCGATTGGACCTGTGGTTCCGGTTGCACCAGTAGCACCAACAGGACCTGTGGCACCGACTGGACCTTGAACGCCAGTTGGACCAACAGGACCAGTGGATCCGGTTGCACCGGTTGCACCGGTTGCTCCGACTGAACCATTTGATCCGGCAGGACCTGAAACACCAGTTGCACCGGTTGGACCTACAGCACCGGTGGCTCCGACTGGACCTGTGGCTCCAGTGGCTCCGACTGCTCCAGCTGCACCTGTTCCACCAGTTCCACCAGTAGCACCAGTGGCACCAGTCGCTCCGGTTGGACCTGTGGCTCCGGTTGCACCAGGTGAACCTGTTGGACCTACACCACCGCTTTGAGCGAATGTGATGGAATCGGTTCCGATGATGATATAACCATTTGTGCCGGTTCCGACGTTATTTTCGATCCAGTTTGTTCCAGATTGTGTGGATCCTGCAACGACATATAAATAATCGCCATATTCAACTTGGCCAGCAACAGAATTGTTGTAATCTGTTGAACGAGTAAGGATCCAAGCTCTGCCGGCAGGATTGTTTTTTCCTGCATCTGTTACGGTGTAAATACCATTTTGAGTTGCAGTAGTTTGATTCTTGACAAGGATGCGATCGTTGGTTGCAGCGTTAACGCCATCGATAGTTAAAATTCCATTTGCGGAAGCTGTAAGTGTTGCACCAATTCCATATCCACCACCAGCATCTGCTGATCCAGCGGTATATGTAGCGGAAAGATTTGCAGTGGTTGCAAGTCGAGCCGATGCGTGTGCGTTGTTTGAAGCTAATGGACCAGTCGCTCCGGTCGCACCAGTTGGACCAGTGGCTCCGGTCGCACCAGTCGCTCCGGTCGCACCTGTGGCTCCGACTGCTCCAGCAGATCCGCTTGCACCAGTGGCACCAGTTGGACCAGTTTGTCCGATAGGACCTGTGGCTCCAGTTGCGCCGACTCCGGTGGCTCCAGTTGGTCCGGTTGAACCTGTGGCTCCGGTTGGACCTGTGGCTCCGGTTGAACCAACCAATCCGGCAAGAGCAAATTGCCATGTTGCAATCGTTCCAGATCCGGAAGTGGTATCAACGTTAACTGTGATGGAAGTGTTAGCTGTAATCGAAGTGATTACGCCTTCCATCCAAGTTGAAGATAGAGCTGTGTCGATAACTCGAACGCGGTTTCCACTAGCAAAAGCGCCAGTGTTTGAAACGCTAAAAGTTTTGGATCCGGTTCCGACTGTGAAAGATGTTGTTGATGTTGAAGACGCATAACCAACGCCAGTGGCTCCGGTTGATCCGGTCGCTCCGGTCGCTCCGGTTGGACCAGTCGCTCCGGTAACACCAGAGGCTCCAGTGGCTCCGACTGGACCAGTTGAACCTGTAAGACCAGTTTGTCCGGTAGCTCCGGCTGGACCTGTAGGACCAGTTGAACCTGTGGCTCCGACGGGACCTGTGGCACCAGTTGGACCAGTTGGACCAGGTGTAAGTGAAATCGTTGCGATGGTGGTATCTACTGCATCAAGACGAGCACGAACGCTGGCTTTGCTTCCCTTTGGATTTGTTCCAAGCTCGGTTTCAATAGCTGCGATCGAATCATTTGCATTTGCGTGTTGTGATGCGTGTGGAACTGTTGACGAGTCAAGGGTATCCGTTGCCTGTGGGTCGATAAATGAATCGATTCCGTTAGGATAGGAAGTTGTCACATTGACTCCTTAGTTGTAGAGGCAACAGAGCAGTCGCCAGGGGGTAACGCCTACTCTGTTGCTTTATTCTTGATCGCGTGATCGCGAAATGGTGTGTGGTGTCTTTCATCTAGCCAAAAGTCTTTTTTGTGGGCGAGGATTGCACCAGTATGACAGTGCAGTGGGATATTCAACGAAGCCAATCGCTTAGAGAATAACAAATCTTCGCCGAACCAACGACCCGCAATCGGGCCATCCATAAACCAAGCCCAATCCTTGCCTTGATTCTCTGTGGTCTTTTCTTGAATTTCCAATAAAACTTTGCGGTGAATCAATAGGCAACCAGTGCCGGTTGCATCAACTTTGAGGATCTCATCGATTGGATAATCAT